TTCTTGAACTTCAACATCTTCATTAAATAATAGTCGAAAGAATATTTCAATTGAATCAGTAGAACCTCTTACTTTATAGAAATCAACAATGGTTTTATATAGTGTTCTCTTATCAACCTGTAGATCTCTTGGAATTGCTGCTGCAATTTCTCTTTGCATTAGCTCAAGATAATCTTCTGTATTCTCATCAATATTAAGTGCTTCTTCAATGGCATTTAAAACATATGATGGACCTGGTCCTACCCAATATGTAACCTTCGTTGTTAATTTAATCGTTGCCGTATTGATTGCAGCAAGATTAGATATTGTAAAGGTTTTTCCTAATTTAGTTGTACTCTTTGCCAACGAACCGGGTAAATCATTACCATTTGATATCGTAATATTTGTTGTGCTTAACGGAATAACTTGTGTTGTTCCATCTATGAGAGTTGCAATCGCCGTTGAATTGGCACCTGAGGCATCATTAAAGAAATGATCATTTGAATTTTCAGGATCTTTAACACGAAAGACTGCTCTACCATTTAGGATAACATCACTATATGTTTCGGTTTCTGTATAGATAAACTCTTCCATATTATTAAACTTATAATATGCTTGTAAGAGATTCTTAATACCACCAGCATTATCTAAAATATCCGATGGAATTAATTGCTCCAATCGTATATCTTCTTTGGTCTTTCTCTTTGTAGAGGCGACCGACTCGATATATCCAGGAGTCTGACTATGTGAACCGTATTGGGGCATTATGATCTAAACCTTGATGTTGTTGTATAATCAATTGAACCAGTTGAACCAGATACTGCGATCGTATCAATTTCAGGATAGATCAGAACACCTGCTGCAGAGATATTTAAGAGCTGATCTCTTTTTGGTGCAATGTCTAATGAATCTGGTTTGATTGTAATTTTAATATCAGTATTCGAGAATGTACCATTGGCATTCGTTGGTACAAAGTTATTTAATACCACTTGACCAGTTGCCGTGGTGACCGTACCACAATCAGAGATGGCCTTAACTTCGACACCATTCACGAGTTTATAAACGTATACTCGACGAGCAGTCTGACCTTCTACCTCTTCGTCTCCGAAATAATGATCGGCACCATTTATCTTAAAGGCACTCGACGATATCACGCTATCCTTTGTTGATCCACTCACATAGAAAGCACCCGTAAAGTTTAGCGTATGATTATTCAAGGCGGTCGTGGCCAGAGGCGTGATCGTCTTATGCATAAATGGACGAACGGTCGAGTTCTGAATGGAAGGGTCGGCCGAATCAATTGCCTTCAGTAATTGTGAATGACGAAATACACCATCGAATTTGTTTAGATTATTAAAGTTATAATCATCGATTGTATCTCTTACCACCGACTCGAGTTCTACACTCGAACGATCGGTCAGGTTATTATTATATTTAAAGAAGACATCAAGATCGAGGTATGTATAGTTAGGATCGACAAGTGTCGGTGTAATACTGACCACGTTCTTACCCTTTAGAATTGTGTTCTTAATCTCTGACTTCTGATCGTCGGTTAATTTATCGGCGAGGACGGGCTTGACACACACATAGATCGCACCATAATCAGGTGGATTATTATCTTCACCACCCCATGTAGAGAGGGCATCGATGTCAGAGAACTCTCTCTGAATGATCGCACGATAATCATCGGAGGTAACGGCCCGATTTTGAGACGTAAATGTAAGAGGAGCATTATAACGAATGGACTCCATTGTTTCCTGATCGGCACCACCGGTGGCATTCGTCACGGTCGTTAATGTAATGTTAGAGTAACCACCGATGTTATCCACCTTTGAGAAGGCAGACGCACCATTGGCATCCTTACCATTCGTGTAAACATAATCGACGGTCACGATATTATTGTTGGTCGGTTTAAAGCCGGTAATACCATCGCCGAAATATATCTCGTAGTATTCATTTGAATTCTCTTGAAGATGATAGATCTTTGATGTAGAGATCACATTGAGCAGCGTGGTAAACTTTGAATAGATGTCATAGGCCGTTGATTCCTGATTGGCCTGAACACGTACACGAAGTGTAGAGGTATCGACATCTTTATCGGATATCTGAAACTTTTGTGTATCGAGATCATTATCCACTCTAAACTTCAGGGTCTTATATATGCCCTCGGCAATTGGCACATTTGTAAACGTATAGATTGAATTCACCTTCGAAGCGGTCTGAGTTTCTGTTGCAACAAAGTTATATTCTGATCCGTCTACAATTGAAGTAAACTTTGTACCACGAGGAAGAGATAATGTCTGAGGTGTATCTGCAATACCTGTTACATTCACTGTTACATTAATGGTTGCTCTCGAGGCCAGTTTAGAACGAGGTGTATAACCCAATAGATTGGCACGAGAAACAACATTACCTCTTATCTGAGCAGAATCAAGAAAGGCCTCGTTCAATGCAAAATGAGCGGCCATTGCATTGTAATGAGTATTATAAGATAATACATCTAGAAGAACGGATAGACCGGATCCTTCAAAATCATAATCATTAAATGTAGACTGAGTCTTCAAATAATTCTTGAGATTCAATTTAATCTGATCAAAATCAAGTTCTGTTACTTTTAAGTTTGTTGCCATGTTATTCTCTCTTTATGTAATCAACCCTGGGTGTGTTCCGGCCCGGGGAAAAAAATTTTTATCTGAGCCTCCTTAAAACAATTTCTACGTTCTGGTCTGTATTAAATTCTTTTATCCGGAATAAAACAGTAATCCTAAACGCTGTCCCTTGGGAGGCTTCTTCGACGTATATGGCCTGCAAGCTAATTCGCGGTTCGTTCTTAATTAATACTTCGCGTATGTTCTCTCTTAATGCTATACGTGTTATAACGTCGTTCGGTTCAAATAGTAATCCCCTTAGATTGGCCCCTAATGTGGACTGAAAAGGCCTCTCATAGAAATTGGTTTGTAATAGATTCTTAACGGCGTTCTTAATGGCCTTCTCATCTCTTAAAGGTATTATGTCTCCGTTACGAGGATGCGGGGTTAGTTTAAGATCAAGGTCTGCCCAACCTTTCTTTCTCGATACTAATGATTGTCCTGCGCTATCTGATAATCTACTCATAGATCTATTTATATCCTTTACTATGTACTTTTTCTATTATATGTGTTATAATATACTAGGTTATTGTCTTCTCACCGGTCTCTTCATCGTATGTTACTGTACTGCCACCGCCGTATGGTTTTGATGTCATGGTTGTGGCCGGTGTAGGACTGCTCGCTCCACCCGTACCCGGTACTTCTTCATGAACATGTGTGGCCAGTGTAGGTGCATTACCGGCGTCTGTTGAAACATCTCCAACCGAATGAGTTGTTTCTGAGACCCGTAGAGTCCCTGTCACACTCGTATTTCCTACTATATTTACAGTATTATTACTTGAATTAATCTCGACCGTGCCATCTGGGTGCAGCCTGAAGTATGTTCCGGTGTGATGTGTTACAATGATATCTTCTGCACCATCTGTATCGTTTATCTCTATGATGTTATTGGCCGGCGAAACGTAGACATGTTTGTTATGCGCTTCGTTCCGGGCCGGACTGGGCATATCTAATCCGATCTGAGTAGGATAAGACCCGGTAAAACCAGCCTGGGTGTCCCTGAGTTTCTCTGTTTGAGATGCTATAGAGCCTAATATAAGAGGATCCTGCGCAGAGGGTCCGTCTCTAAAGAAGCCCACCACCCATGAACCACTCATTAAACGATGGTTGGACCCTATACCCTGTACGCCGGCCGAGGTGGTAGGTCCCATAACTGTGGCCCATGGTAGATTATCTGTTGATAGTATACCTTTATCCTCTGTATGAAAGCCAAAGCATCGTACCTTTACTCGACCGAGGTTCTCTGAATCAACGATATCTTCTACTACACCAGTGAACCATACGAACTCACCGCCTATAAACTCATCATACTGTCTCATTCTTTTATATGTCCTCTTTTGGTCTCAGGTTTGCTTCTCCTTCGCGGATCAGCCGAGGCCTTAGTTTTGATCAGTCTCTTCCCTACTACCCTATACTGATTTACGCTCAATTTTTTTTCATATGTCCAAATAAAAAGAAATGCAT